AGGGCATAGATTATCCTTATGCAGCAGAACTGACATAGCCTGCAGCGTGCTTTCCTCATGTCGGGAAAAAATGTCTGCAAGGTCAAAGCTGAGATAGCGTTTCTCATTCCACTTGTTGCGGTCGATCAGCGCAATCTGATGCAGCCCGATGAAAACCAGCCAGCGGGGAGGCTCGTCCATAGCAAAGAGGATTTTTGTTGCCAACTCTTCATTGTCAAGCTCCGCAGAGAAAGCGGAAACAGCTTTTTCGTCGTCTCCAACAGGTGCAGAGATAGCGCAACCTTCCAGAATAGCGGCTTCGTCCTCTGTGTTCTTCGTAAGGATCACCCACAGCAGCGGTGCACCGTTTGCCTTTGTGACTTCCAGATACACCGGGGCAGAGAGAACATCGTTGATCAGCTCAATTTTCGGAGCGGCTTCGGGATAATCCAAAGCGGCAAGAAACATATCCGCCATGTTTTTTACCATAGCAGGAATCTGGGCAACACTACGTCCACGCTGTTCCTTGTCATGATATACATAGTACTGACGACCACAATCACGCAGCCTTGCCCACGGTGTTCTGTACTCATTGGAATCCTTGGCTTTTACACGCCATGCAGATATGGTTTCTTCGGCATTTTCAGCAAAAATGGATGCAAAATAGTGGTTGGTGTAATATTCGTTAATGTTGTTGATACCGGTGAGATCCATGCTCATGATTACACCCCCTTAAGAACTGCAATAACACGCAGATACGGTTTATCTTCAATTTCCAGAGTATCCTTTACCCAATTGGAAAGCCTGTTGAAAAGTTCTTCTGTTTCCCTTTCTCTACGACTTTTTATGCTATCGAACAGAGAAAGCTGCTGAATAACCTCTTTGTGCCTGCCTTCCAGCTCAATCAGTTTATCCAGCTCCTCATCAATTTGAGGACTAATACGGGTACGATATTCTGCACTCTTATTAGACATGACCTTTTGTGCTTCAGTAATAACGTTAGGAAGAAGTGCTTCGGCCATTCTAATATCATCTTCAGTCAGTAAATTTCTATTTGGCACATCATTTCTTCCGTATCGGCTCTTTGCAATGAGTTCTTCCATTGTCAAAACACCTGAAAAGACATTGTTTATGAAATGTAAACCAAACCATTCATCCACCACAGGAGTGGATTTTCTATTTGGAATGATTCCGGAAACTATATAAATAAGTTCATTCATACCAATGCTGCCGGAAATGCCGGAGATAGGTGCTTCGCCACGTTTAAAAAGGAGGCTGGCTTTATCATTAACCCAGTCAAAAATTGGATGTAGTTTCCACAGGTACTGTGTGGTAGGCCATGCTGCATTTGCAAGGCTGACACTCATACTGCGTTTCATTTCTGACATGCAGAACTCCTTGTCAGGGCTCAGGCGAAGGTACTCATCTTCAGGTTTTACCTCGTCCGGGAGTATTGCATCAAGCCTGCGTTTGAGGTCAGGAGTAATTTCAATCTCAATCCCATTAACACTCTGCATATCACGAACGGGATAACGCTGATCTTTGGCAAAATAGGATAACGAACTCTTGATATAGTCAATATCCCGATATAATATCTCGTCCGAATATACCTCAGGCTGTCCGATATCATCTTTCTCTAAAGCCATGAGTGCCTCAAACGGGTCAAAGTCATCGGTGCTTTCATCAATCTGAGAGTTAAAATCATCCGCAGATAATCCACTTTCAATGGCGGCTGCGGTAATCTGTTCTTCTTCTTCAATATTGAACTTACCCATTAGGAGAGCAGGATCTCCGATATTTTTGTATGCCTGTTCCTCTTTGGTAACGAGAATTTCCATAATGCGAACATCACCCTTGATGCGGTCGTTCTTGCTTTCAATCATCAGGTAACGAATGTCCGGTTTCTTTGTCTGTCCATATCTGTCGACACGGCCGTTTCTCTGCTGGAACACCATGAGCGACCATGGAATATCGAAATGAATAAGCCTGTGGCTCAAATAATGCAGGTTTATACCTTCCGAAGCAACATCGGAGGCTACCAACACACGGATAGGTGATTCCATTCTTCCGAATTCATCAACTATGCGCTGTTGTTCTTCATCGCTGAGACCGCCATACATTTCACGAACAGCTCCATCACTTAAATGAAGATCCTTACGAAGTTGTGCTGCAATAAAGCGCATTGTTTCAATACGCTCCGTAAAAATAACGATACGGTCATCGGTATCTCCATACCATGCATACTCGGGGCTTTGTAAAAGCTGCAGAAGTTTTTTGTATCTGGAAAAAGAATCAGCATCTATCTTTTGCAAAGCATCCCGGAGCTCTTTCAGCTTTGCTATATCTGGAAAACCGTTTTCTCCATATTTCTTTACGAGCTTGCGCAGACGTTCATCAAGACTTTTTATACAGGCAAACGGACTGGAAAATAGAGATTTTTCCAAACTTGTTTTGAAAAGTGTACCTTTGATATGATTCGCTCCCGCATCCATTTCAAGCGTCATATCAGCAAAAATTCTGAATGCGCGTTCTTCGACATCAGAAGCGGAGCAATGCTCAATCTTTACGCTACGTTCCTGGAATGCTCCATGAGCTTCACTTTTTATGTCTTTCTTAAACCTGCGGATGCACAATCCTCGAATATCTTCTTTTGTGTAGTTATGAATATCCGCTATGGCTGTAGGATCGAGCATATTCATCAGAGATGCAAAGCTCTCACTCCGGCCATCATGCGGTGTAGCCGAAAGCATGATCAAGGCGTCCGACCTACCGGCGAGCAGCTTTGCCAATCTTGCACGTTGTGCCTGATGTCCTCCGCGCTCAGCTACGTTATGAGCCTCATCAATAACGATAATATCCCATGTTGCATTCTCGAGATGGGTGCGATATTCCACATCCCTTTTCAAAGTGTCAATAGAGACGATAGTCTTATCATAATAAAAGAACGGATTATAGTTGGATGGTAATTTTGCACGTATATCCTGGATTTTTTTTGAGTCCAGACGAATGAGCGGGATGGTAAAGCGATTCCACATTTCTTTCTGAAACTGCAGCATCATACTCTTTACAGTAACTACAAGAATACGCTTGCCTTTACCTCGAGCTATCAGTTCGGACATAAGGATACCGGCCTCCAGCGTTTTGCCGAGGCCAACTGTATCAGCTATTAGAATCCGCTGCTTTGGACGGCGTAGAGCTATCTGCGCAGGTACCAGCTGATAGTTCATCAGATCCATTGCGGCTTGATTCCCGATGTGAAGTCTGTTGTCTGTCGGTATCTGCTGACGCCACTGGCTTTCTATGTAAAGTCGAGAACGCTTGAAATACTGAGAATCATCCGGTACAAGCCTAATTTCTGCAGGGTTTACCTGAATGATTTCTTCCAAGTCGGTTAAAAATATCGCACTACGGTATCTCACCAGAGGAGAGACTCCAATGCAATGCAGGCTCTGTATATCTATGTTATTTCGCTCAACCTTTTTTACCATCCATTCCTCATCGCGGATGATTACGCGCATTCCGGGAGAGTATTCAACCATTTTATATACCTCCTCGGGCCTGATCGTCTTCATCGTCAGGAATCATCTCAATAATATCTCCAATATCGCACTCCAGCGCCTTGCATACTTTTCTCAGTACCTCCATGCTGACATCCTCTCCCTTTGACATTTTGGTTACGGATGTCCAGCTGATATGGGCTTTCGCTTGAAGATCTTTCTTCAACATATCCTTGTCAATCAGCATCTTCCATAGCTTTTTATAACTTGCTTTCATAACATGCACCTCATGAATGAATAAACATAACATCGTTTACATTATACAGCAAAATTCTCCAAATAACAAGAGTTTATTCGTTAATACGCACGAATAGTCTACGTGATTTAATGTTCTGCCTATAAATTGAACCCTATAAATTGAATTTTAAACACAGTAAAACACCGACTCAAACAGTTATTTTCTGCTTGAATCGGTGCTTTTTATTGTTCACTGCTTTTGAGCATGCGCTGTTTTTCACGTGTGCGCTGATACTTTGTCTTTTGGCATGCTTCGCAAAGAGTGTTATTCTTTCGCTTTTTCGGAAATGGTGCTCCGCACGCTACACAAACCCCGACCGAATAACTGTCTGTCGACATGCATTCAAAGAATAGCTGTGCTTTTGCAACCTCCAATAAATCATCGCACATCAAAAAGAAGGTTGGAGGGCTAACCGAGAAATCAGGAGCAAGTTTGATATTGAGCTGCATCATGTGGAATTTTAAGAATTCGATGCATTGTTCGTCTGAAATATTTTTTTCTACATAAAAGTTTCTGATATCCGTGTCGTGCAAATAGACCTTTCTCCAAAGAAGATAGCATGTGTAAATATCATGAAGCCTGTTCACAAACGAAGATGCCAGGAAACCAACCTTACCATATTTCATCCAAATATCAGCATCCCCGGAAGCTTCAGCTGGCATCCCGTAAGCAATACACCATTTGCATATTCTTTCTATGTCAGCACCTGTTAGTTTTTCCGGGTGCCCATAAACGCCGTCAGTGAGTTGCTCATACAGCAAAAGCAGTGAGCTAAGAATGTTGGTGCGGTCTGTCCTCTTAAATGTACAGAGCTTTTTATCTTCTTTAGGTTTCGTCCCAACGATAAAAAGTTGATTATCAATGACTTCTGATTTATATTCCGAGCAATTATTCACTATGCAAGAAAAGCACTGTGTCGGATGCGCATCAACAAATAAATCTGTATTCATATTCCATTCTCCTTGCAACCGTTTTTGTAACTGATAAAGGGGTAATCGCAACCGTTTGTATATTGAAACAGTTGCAGCGATCTGCTATCATACATTTGCAACCAATAATAATTACAATCGGTTGCAAGCAAATAATATCACGCTGGAACACAGAATGTCAACAACTTTTGCACCTTGAAAATTAAATAGTTCACCCGCCAAAGATAACACTGCAAGCTTGACGCCATGATGGTGCAACCGGAGCGCTTCTGCAGCGAACACGAGGAGACCTCAAGCAAGGGGCTACCTTAGGAACGATAACGTATGGTGAATGCAAAAACAATAATTTAGAAAGGAGAATAACACGATGGAAAAATCAACGATAAGCGTACAGGAATTATCTGCCTATATGGGCATCAGCCTTGCTAAAGCGTACGGACTTGTCAAACAGCCGGGATTTCCTGTCTTGCGCGTCGGAACAAGATTCTTGATTCCGGTCGATAGCTTCCGCGCCTGGCTCAATCGGGCAGCGGAAGGCGGTGAAAAGGATGGAGACAAGTGAATTTCTGCTGAAGGTCTACGGCACGTTGCATGGCGGATATCTGTCCGTAACCACGCTGGAGAAAGACGGAAAAGCCAGAACAAAATGGTTCGATTTCGGGCAGCTTGACGAGATGGCTGCATATGCTGTCGAATCCGGAAAAACATATAACACCTATTTCGGCGTCAATCCCCGTGTGAAGAATCTCGGTGAACACCTGCGCGGAAGCAATAAAGATATCGCTGCGGTTATAGGAACATACACAGATTTCGATATCAAAGGCGATGCCCATAAGGAGAAGAATCTTCCGGAAACAAAGGAAGAACTTATGGCTTTCCTTATGTCGCTGCCGAAAGTTCCGACAGCAATCGTAGAATCCGGAAACGGAATCCATACTTACTGGCTGTTTGATGAGATCTATTATATCCGCAACGAATCCGACCGGGTCTATGCTGAGCGAATCCTCAAGGGATGGGAGAGCTTCGTAAAAGAAGAAGCCTTCCGGGAGTATGGCTGGAAATTCGACAGTGTCAGCGACCTTCCCCGAATGCTTCGTGCTGTCGGCACTCTAAACCACAAAACAGCTGAACTGCCTGTATGTAAGGTAACCTCTTTTTCGGAGAACAGGTTTAGTCCTTCGGATTTTGATGAATACACTTCTGTGCAGCCCGTAAAAAAGTCCGCCGGGTCAACCGAAACGGATAGCTTTGCTCTTATGGGAACAGGCAGCGGACGAGATCTGATTGAAAGTTGCGTATTTCTGCAGCATTGTAGGGATGATGCCGAGAATTTGCCGGAGCCCGTTTGGTATGCGGCTATCACGAACCTTGCGCAGACAGCCGATGGCGAGAGTGTCATCCATGAGATCAGCAGTCCGTATCCCGGCTATACACACGCAGAAACGCAGAGAAAATACATCCACGCCGCACAGGAAAACAAGCCGGTGACCTGCGAGTACATCAAGAATCATCTTCGCTTTAACTGCGGTAGGGACTGCGGTGTAAAAACCCCGGTCACACTTGTACATACCGAAAAGCAGGCAGAAAGCGCATGGGAAAAACCAATTCCGTTCGATGAGTGTTCACTGCCGGAGTTTCCGGTTGACGCTCTACCGAAAGTGATTGCAGATTACGTGGTTGCACTGGCAGAAAGTACCCAGACTCCTGTAGATATGGCAGCCTCGTCAGCGCTACCGGTCATTTCGGTCTGCATTCAAGGTAAATACAAAGTCCGTGCAAAGGCAGACTGGTATGAGCCTGTGAACACCTTTGTTCTGAATATCATGGAACCGTCCGAGAGAAAATCCGCTGTGGAAAATGCAATGGTGCGACCCATAAACAAATTTGAGTCCGAGATCAATACGCAGAACGCTGCAGAGATCGAATCCAGTAAAATGCGTGGTCGTATCATGGAGCGCAGGCAGAAAGCACTTGAAGATCAAGCAGCCAAGGGCAAAGATGTCAAAGCAGAACTTGACAGTATCGTTCAGGAAATCACAGCTCACAGAGAAAAGAAACCTCTCCGGCTGTATGTAGACGATGTCACTACGGAAAAACTTACACAGGTTCTGTCCGACAATGACGGCAGGGCGGCGATCCTCTCAACTGAAGGCGGTATCTTCGATACTCTTGCCGGTATTTATACCAGGAATGTCAATATCGATGTGATTCTCAAGGGATACTCCGGGGACTGTATCAAGGTCGACAGAATCGGCAGATGCAGCGAAAGTGTCATGGACCCGGCGCTGACGATACTTCTGATGGCACAGCCGAGCGTACTGTCCGGGCTGATGAAGAATGACACTTTCCGCGGTCGTGGTCTTACAGCCAGATTTCTGTACTGCATTCCCGCTTCTTATGTCGGAAGCAGGAAATACCGCTCCGCTCCGGTCCCCGACGAAGTCAGCCGGGCGTATGAAATACAGATCAGAAATATGCTGGAAGACGAGTATTCCAATGAACCTGAGATCATTACGCTTTCACCGGAATCGGACAGGATGATAGAAACATTCGCCGGTGAACTGGAGCCTAAGCTTAAAGAAGAGTATTCCGACATCAGTGACTGGGCAGGAAAGCTTATCGGTAATACGCACCGCATCGCCGGACTGCTGTGTCGGGCATCTGTATTCCGCAGTCATGATTTTCTTGACGTGCCGGAGCCGCTGGTAATAGACGCCGCTACAATGGCAAACGCAATCCGCATAGCACGATATTTTATCTCACACGCAAAAGCCGCTTTTTCCCTGATGGGAGCAGATAACACCATCAAGCAGAGCAAATATGTTCTGAATGCAATTAAGAATTCCGGGCTGGCAGAGTTCAATAAGCGTGACATCATGCGTCTCTGTCGCAGCTTCAAAAAGGCGGATGACCTTCAGCCGGTACTTGACCACCTTGTCGATTATGGTTACATCGCCATAAAAGAGTCCGGAATATACTCCGGAAAAGGTAGGCCGCCTGCGCAGTCCTATATTGTCAATCCTTGTATCTACGAAAATGAGACTGCTTGCTGACTTTCGTCCTTTTTGTCCTTTTGTCCTTTATGTAACGCAGATGAGCAATAAAAGAAAGAAAACAGCTTTTTCTTCTTTATATATATTCTCTGCTTCCTACGGGGACAGCGTGACAGAAAGGACAAAAGTCACAGAAGCATAGACAAATGCCGTAAATCTGAGACAACATGAAAATCCGCGCCGGATAATCATCCGGTGATAATTATATAAGCAAAAAAAAACGAGGAGGTTAATTCAATGAACATTTCAAAACCCAGCCAGCACATGAAATCGCTGTGCAAAGAACTCGGGCCAGAATACAGAATTACAGTTATCGATTTATCTCAAGTAATTTATCGTGATTTTGGAAACGGCTTTGACCTTGAGATTTCCGGTGTCAACACGTTAAGCCTTCGTAAAAGAGCCACGCTTTATCTCTGGCACGATAAAAATCGCATGATTAAGATTGTGAAATCCGTTCCTCAGGAAGAGATTGGCAAGTGGGCCGAATGGCTCCGTCAAAAGGCTGAATCCATCAAGCCTGAAGATTTTGATCGCTACGGTTATCTCAAGAATGAGAAGCGCACGATCTTTTTTGAGGATGGTGCAGATGCCTCGTAAACCTTTGAAACCATGCAGCTATCCCGGTTGTCCGAATCTAACTGAGAGCCAGTACTGTGAACTGCATCGAATCCCGCAACGGAGGAAGTACGACAAGTATCAGCGCAATCCGGATGTAATGAAGCAGTATCACGGCGCATGGCAGAAGATACGTGAACGGTATGTCAGAATGCATCCTCTTTGTGAGGACTGTCTTGATTCCGGTCGGCTCACTCCGGCAGCTGAGGTTCACCACATTCTTCCACTGTCCTGTGGCGGGGCTCATGACGACAGTAACCTTCGCGCTCTCTGCCGCTCCTGTCATAACAAAAGGCATATTGCTCTCGGTGACAGGTGAAATAAGCGTTAAACGACTGCTGTGACCGGGTGGGGGGATATAAATCTCTACAGGTCTTTTCCTTCAGAAACGGCGCAGGGTCACGTACGCAAAAATAGCGAAATCAAACGCAAAAAACAGAAACTCATACCAAAATGGAGGTAGAAACATGTCGAAAGACGGAACAAGTCGCGGAGGTTCGCGTCCCGGAGCGGGAAGAAAACCGAAAGCGATCTCTGAAAAAATAGAGTCCGGGAACCCCGGTGGCAGAAAACTCACCCATATTGACTTCGGCGATGAAGCCGAATGCTTAAAAGGCGCGGAAATGCCTCCCGTTAAGGATTATCTCAAAGCCAAGCAAAAGGACGGCAGCGTCACCTGTGCTGAAGAGATTTTTAAGGAAACCTGGAAATGGCTGCACGAGCGCAAATGCGACCACCTTATTTCCCCGCTTCTGATTGAGCAGTACGCTATGTGCGTCGGACGCTGGGTACAGTGCGAGGAAGCAGTCTCCGAATACGGTTTCCTTGCAAAGAAGCCCACCGGAACGGTGATTTCCTCTCCCTATGTCACCATCGCAAGGGAGTATATGAAACAGGCCAATAATGCCTGGTTTCAGATTTATCAGGTGGTAAAGGAAAACTGCACCGTGGACTACAGCGGTCCCACTCCGCAGGACGACGTCATGGAGCGTTTGCTCCGCGCTCGCAGAGGCATATAACAAAACTACATAATGGAGGAATTAAAAATGAATACAGTAGAAAAATACAACGCCCGCCTTCAGGCCATGAAGGAAGAAATGGACGGAATCACACCCGAGGTTAAAGCTGCAAGAGCGACAGAGGCTAAGTGCAAGAAAGACGCTGCCTACAGCAAGGCATACTGGGAGCATATGTACACCGGACTTCCTGAAAATGTTCTCCGTGAAGGGAGTGATGGCTCCGGCGGATATCTTGTGCCGGATGAATACGACGTGAAGCTGGTCGAGGCTCTGTACGAGAATAACATTCTTCGCGGCATTTCCACGATCAAACATACCGACCACGATTTGAAAATTACAAGAACCGAGGACGGAGGTTCCGCTCAATGGGTCGACGAGTCTCATGCTTATCCGAATTCGGACTTAACATTCGGTCAGATTACGCTGAAAGCGTACAAGCTTGGTACGAAGATTCTCGTATCCGATGAGCTCCTCGAGGATTCCGAAATTGATCTCGAGGTATATATCAAAAAGCGTTTCGGAGAGGATATGGGTCGTACCGAGGAGGAAGCCTTTCTTACCGGAGACGGTATCGGAAAGCCTACGGGTCTGATTTATCAGGCACAGCTAGGAACCGAAACCGCTGAAGCCGGAAAAGTGTGTATCGATGATGTAATCGATCTCGTCTATTCACTTAAGCAGCCGTACCGTCACGGAAAAAACACAGCTTTTATAATGTCAGAAAAGGTATACCAGACGCTCAGGAAGACCCGCACCGCCAGCGGCCGCTTGATCTGGAACACCAACATCAAGGCCGACGGTTACGATACATTGTTCGGTTACCGAGTATATCTTTCCAATCATCTCGACAGCACTGAACCCGGATTTTCCCTCAGCACTTATCCGATTTTAT